CTGTAGGGTACACGATACATGGATTTCACCCATTCATAAGAATGGTATTCACAAGTAATACCGGAATAGTATCAAACATTTTGGCAAGATAATGAGTCTGCGTGATTACATATTATTAGTAGAAGAAGCCAGTAAACACAAACATTTGTGGCACGGTACATCAACACCATCTGAAATAATAAAAAAACAGGGTCTAAAAAGTTCAAGACAACATTCTGTTTTTCTTACAGATAATCCTGAATTAGCAATTGAATATGCCGAATCCGATCAAAATAGAACCGGCAATGATGATGTGGTTTTAGTTACAGTAGATGTAAGTAAATTAGACCATACTAAATTGATAGGTGACATAGATCATACTAATATTGAAGATTGGCAAGAAAGTTTGTTAGAAACGGATCAATGCATGTATATGGGCGACATTACTTTGGATATGATAACAGCCATAGAAGATTTGGAATAATAAGTTGCCGATACACTTTGTTTTTACGTAGCAAGGTGATATAATTATAATGTGTTTGATATACTTCAAGTCATTCCTGGTAAGAAAAAACTAACGCAAAGCGGCTGGCACAGTTTCAACGCTGTGTGCTGCCACTATCGCGGGCATAGCGTTGACCGTCGCGGACGCGGTGGTATCAAATTCAGCGATGCCGACAACTGGAGTTATCATTGTTTTAACTGCGGATTTAAATCTGGGTTCACGCTAGGCAAACCACTCACTAAGAATACAAAGCAATTGATGGCTTGGTGTGGTATGGACATTGACGATATCAACAAATATAGTTTTGAGAGTTTACAACACAAAGATTTGTTAGATTTTGTAAAGGTAAAAAAAGAAAAGAAAAAGGTAAAATTCAAAGAGATGAATTTGCCTGATGCTGAATTGATAGACACAAACAATCCTAAACACGAAGTCTTTATAGAGTATCTAACTAAACGTAAAGTAGATATCAGTAGGTTCCCCTACATGTGTACTCCTGATGAAGAAGGTCGTCAAGCGAATCGAATCATCATACCTTTCACGTTTGAAAACAAGGTAGTAGGACACACTAGTAGATACTTAGATGATCGTAAACCTAAATTCATTAGTGAGCAACAACCTGGATATTTGTTTGGTTACGATTTACAGAAACCAGAGTGGCAAGCATGTGTCGTGACTGAAGGTATATTCGATGCATTGAGCATAGATGGCTGTGCGTTGACTACTAACGGCATCAGTGAAGAACAAGCAGAATTATTAAAACAACTGAATAAAAAGATAATCGTTGTACCAGATCAGGACAAAAGTGGTATGGACGTTATCAATCGTGCATTAGAACTGGGTTTCTATGTAAGTATTCCTAGTTGGGAAACTGGAATCAAAGACGTAAATGACGCAGTAATAAAATATGGCAAACTCGCTACATTGCTAAGTATCTTGCAATCAGCGACTAATAGCAAAATAAAATTAGAGATTAAGAGGAAACAACTTGATAAACGACTTCAACATTGATGTACAGACATTGTTTTTAAGAATGATGGTAACGAACGCAGAGTTATATACCCGTGTCATGAACATCATGAATGCAGAACACTTTGATCGTAGATTGAGACCAGTCGCTGAATTCATCATAGAACATACTAAAAAATATAACGTCATGCCTGAACCTATACAGATCAAGGCAACGACTGACGTATCTGTTGATAGGCTAGATGAATTAGATGAAGGTCATTATGACTGGTTCCTAGAAGAATTCGAATCGTTCACGAAACGACAAGCACTTGAGAGGGCTATCCTTAAATCGGCAGATTTGCTAGAGAAGGGTGAGTATGAACCTGTAGAGAAACTGATCAAAGATGCAGTTCAGATTTCTCTACAGAAAGATATGGGTACTGATTACTTTGCTGATCCTAGAGCGAGATTGATGGCATTGAAAAGTAATAACGGTCAGAACAGCACAGGCTGGCCAGTTCTTGATCAAAAGTTATATGGTGGCTTCAATCGCGGTGAACTACAAATCTTTGCAGGTGGTTCAGGTTCAGGTAAGAGTTTGATCATGCAGAACTTGGCAGTGAATTGGGCACAAGCAGGTCTCAGTGGTGTGTATATCACACTTGAATTGAGTGAAGGTCTATGTTCAATGCGTATCGATAGTATGATGACTGACACAAGCAGCCGTGAGATTTTCAAAGACATTGATAATGTTGAGATGAAGGTCAAGATGGTTGCAAAGAAAGCAGGTCATCTACGAATCAAGTATATGCCGGCACAAAGTAATGTTAACGATATTAGAGCATATGTTAAAGAATTGCAGATTCAAACAGGTGTTCGTGTGGATTTCTTGTGTATTGACTATCTTGATTTGATCATGCCTGTCAGCGCAAAAGTCAGCCCTAGTGACTTGTTTGTTAAAGACAAGTATGTGTCAGAAGAATTGCGTAATCTAGCAAAGGAACTGAATGTACTATTTGTCACAGCAAGTCAGTTGAATCGTAGCGCAGTTGAAGAGATTGAATTTGATCACAGTCATATCTCAGGTGGTATTTCGAAGATTAATACTGCGGACAATGTGTTTGGTATCTTTACTAGCCGTAGTATGCGTGAGCGTGGACTTTATCAGATTCAATTGATGAAGACACGTAGCAGTTCAGGCGTAGGTCAGAAGATTGAACTTAAATTCGATGTAGAAACATTGCGTATCACAGACGATGGTACCGATGAATCATACAAGGCACAACCCTCAGGAACTCAGTTACTGGCTAAAATCAAGGCTACAAGCGAAGTGGGAGCAAGCACAGTTATTGAAAAAACTGACCCTATAACAGGGGAGATAACCCCTGAGTCTAGCAAGGTCGTACCCGACGTACAGAGCGCAAAACTCAAGAGTTTATTGGCTTCACTTAAGAAATAAAACATCCGTTTCCAGATAAATACTTTAAGGAATAATATATGCAAAAGCGTACACGTAGCCTTTTAGAAGAACTGGAAATTATCGGTAATAACCGCGACATGAACCATGTAATTGAGAGCAGGGCTCATAATGTCATCACTAGCGCCATCAATCTGATTGAATTGATGAACCGACAATATTCTCCAGAAAAAGCGGAAATCCTTGAAAAGAAACTATTAAGTGCTATCAAGGGTAAGGATGCGCATCGATTCGCTAAATCACTGAGGAAGAAAGATGAAGATCAATGAATTAAACATGTTTCAAAACATGTTAGGAAAAGCAGGACAAGCAGCCAGCGCGATAGCACAGCCAACTAACACACAAGGCGTGGGTAGTGCTATGGCAAGAGCCAAGAAGTCTGGTTTAAGCCCAGAAGACCAGTTAGCACAGGACATCTTTATTAAGAAGTTTGTTTCTAGAGGTGCTAACGCATTGAACACTGCTATTCAACAAGATTTAGTAGATGTCAACTCAAGTGATTTAGGAGCCGGTAATGCAACAGCACAACCCACTACGCCGAGCGCAGGAACAACACCTAGCGCACCTCAAGCAGGAGGAACAGCAACACAAGCCCCAGGTACTGCCGCAGGTGCCCAACCCGGCGCCGCCCCGCCAGTAACTGCTGTCCAGCCCGGAGGTAAAGCGCCCGGTAATCAAGCAGTGCCTACAGGACAAAAGCAGGGAGCAGCCAAGCCGGAAATTGACGTTAATGTAGATAAGATCGTTAGCGCGATGAGAAAGTTACAGCCAGCCGGAACTAAACCTCTTCCTCCTGAAAGCAAGATAGCAAAAGAGATCGCCGCCGATCTAGGTAAAGTAAGTCTTAATAAAGATTATCTAGTAAGAGTAGCAGATAGAATTCAAAAAGCAAATGCACAGGGTTATGATGTAAAAAATGTACATACTCAATTCATGGGCCAACTTGCTAAGGGAATGAAGAACAAGTCAATACAAGAGAGTATAGGTGAAGATAGACTCACAGAGATATATCACAAAATGCATTCTTCTGAGAAGTTTAGAAATGCATTAAAGAAAGCAGGATATGATCCTGAATTAGCAGTTAACCGTATCCAAGGTCTGCTTGCCAAGAAGAGAAAAGAAAGAGAAGATAGAGATAGATTCTTGAAAACTGATGAAGGTATCATGGATAAGATCAAGGGAGTGTTTAAGCGCCCAGGTCAACCAGCAGCCGCACCAGCCGCAGGTGCTCAACCAGCCGCAGCCGGTGCACCGGCAGCAGGAACAGGTAAGCCCAGCATTGGTTCATGGTTGCGTGATAATTTCATGAAAGGTTTCTTGAGAGGAATAAGTTTTGGATCTTCACAACAACAAGTAGATGATATATTAAAGCGCATGCCGCAAAGTTATAAGGCAGGAACTCTTAATAAAGATTTGACTGATATAGCAAATATTGCATGGGCTGTTTCAGATCAAGGTAGAAAACAAGACAAATAAAATGAAGTTTAAGAACGAACCGGAATTCTTTCAACATATGAAAGAAAGATTTCGTCAATTTGACGAAGATGCTAGACTATTGCGTGAGGGCAAAGGCCACTTAGATCACCCTGAAGACCTAGTAATATTGTCAGATGTTGCAGGTGCAAATCAGGCTATCAGTTCTATACTTGCTACTGCTAAGAATCCTAAAACAATCACTATTAAGTGGGACGGATATCCCGCATTAATATTTGGCCATGGTCCTGATAGAAAATTCAGCATCATGGATAAGCATATGTTCAATAAGAAGGACCTGTCAGGAAGAAAAGTATACAGCCCAGAACAATTCATAGAGTACGATAGAGCGAGGGGGGTTGACCGTGGTGAACTTAATAATATCATTACAAACATTTGGGCCGGTCTACAGAAGGCAAGTGAAGGAACTCAGGGCTACTACTGGGGCGACATGTTATTCGGGCAACCGCTTAAAGAACAAAACGGTTTGTATAAATTTAAAGCGAATCCTAACGGTATAGCATATACAGTAGATGCTGATAGCGAGATAGGTAAACTCATCACAGGCAAGACTGCTGGTATCGCGGTGCATCAATTTATTCCTGCTGATGCCGCTACTACTGATGAATCAACTCCGTTGAACGGTAGCATAGGTCAGTTAAAGAACAATAGCGATGTCGCTATAATTCCTAGTGCTATGCCTATAGTCCCTTCAGTGAAACTAGATCAAGGGCTAGTCAATAATGCTAAGTCTGCTGTAAAGCAATATGGAAATGCAGTAAAGAAATTGATGCAGGCTCCGCAAGCACGTAATACATTTAATCAATTGTTCACAACGTATATCAATAAAAAGATCGTATCGGGTGATCTAAGCAATCTAGCAAGCGACTTCATGGACTACTTTGAGAGCCGCCCTATGACTCCTAGCATGAAACAGAAGTTATCAGATCATATCAATGCCAACAAAGCAGGCATAGAAGGTCTGTTCAATATATGGGTCGCTGTATATAACCTCAAGAATCAAGTAGTCGAACAACTAGCAAAGCAAGCAGAGCAAAGTCCAGTCAAGGGCTATCTACAGAGTGGCCAGCAAAGCCAAGAAGGTTTTGTGTCAAACGGCTTGAAATTCGTAGATAGAATGGGCTTTAGCCGTCAGAATTTGGCTGGCCAACGCTAGCCAAACCAGCATTTTTTTGTGCCAGGCATAAATAATAGTATGAGACAGTAGGTCTCACAACATTAGGAGATTTTAAAATGGCACAATTTACAAGAGTTAATGGCGACCTAAAACCAGTATTATGGTTAGATCAGCCAGATTACACAAACACAGGCGTTAACGCAGTTTCTTCAGCATTAACAGTTCAGCCACAAGGTCCAAAGTTGGACTTCTTCACTGCAACTGCAAACGGTGCTTTGACAACTACTCAAGTTAACTCAGCAGTTCAAACAATTCAGCAGTTAGCAACTATCTACATCTATGAATACACAGACGCATCTAACGACACATTAGCATTCGCTGTATACCCAACAGGTGCATGGACAACTGCTACCCTAGTAACTGCACTAGAATCAGCTACAGGTCCCGCTTGGGCAAATGCTGTAACTGTATCAGCCTCAGCAACTTTTACTAACTAATCATTAGTTTAAGTTGAAGCATAAAGGGCCCGAGATTTATTCTCGGGTCTTTTTTTTGCCTTAAATAAAGACATGCACAGGATTACCTGCTACACACTATTCGATATCACAAAGACAGGAGTATTGAATCGTGCTAGACCGGGTGATGATATAACAGATACAAATGCATGGTATAGAAAACGTAACACACAATGCAATTTCGATACTATATTGCAAGTCATATCATTACGCGCACAGCCCGATATCATTGAAGATCCTA